ACGATGCATAACAAGGTCTTTAAAGAAATCCTCTTGATAAAACACGTTACCAAACTCTGGCTCATAAGCAAACTTATCAACGTTAAAGTCAAATCGCATTATCAAATCAACAATATCCGTATGCCAGCTGTCAACAAATTCTAAGGTGTAGCCATGGTAGTGATAAGCTATAACGTTTTTAGTGCTATAACTCTTACTTGCTGTCCCTTGCTCTGCTTTACCATCAAAGAGACCCACAGCTTCGTTAAAGTCTATATCATTTTTAAAATAAACATCAAGGTCTCGTGGCTTTTTACCATTTAAAATATCTTTAAAGCATCCACCTGCTACATAGCCCTGCGTACCTGCTAGTAGTCCTTTGATAAAATGTAGCTGTGGGTAATTTCTGGCATCATCTGGAATAAATGTTTTTGCATATTCATCAGACTCATCTGCCGCCCAATCTTCAAAGCTATCATACCTGGACTTATCATTGTCATCTAATACCTTATCTAAATCTAACCAGTCTTCTGCCATATTATTTATCCCGTAAAGACACTGTTTGACCAAACAACTCAATATCAATTCCAATATTACGAATAGCATCAATAGCATGTTCATAACGAGCTAGGAATCCTTCTGGGTCTTCTTCACTACCCTTGTCATCTAGCATAACAATCTTATTACCAAATCCTTGCTTCTTAATTTCGGCAATTAAGTTGTCTGAGTATTCTTTTCGGCTTGCTTCCCATTCCATATTTCGGAAACCATCGTCAACATAATTTGTAATAGGCGGGATGAATAAAATCAAATCCCAATCTTCATGCTTAATGGCGTTTTGATACATATCGTGCAAACTCTTATAATCTTTTTCTGGCAAATACATACGTGCATAAATTTCAGTTACCATAGCGTCTGTGTCACAAAATACAATACCTTGGTTGGCTGGACTATTAATTTCTGCTTGGTTTGCATCATATTGCCCTTGGAAAAAGTGACTATAGTCATCTACAGTCAACTCATCATCAGTTAGGTTGTACTTTTCTTCATAGTTGCGTGCATATTCAGTGCTAAATGGGGCATTAACAGACCGTGCAAGCCGTTTTACAAGTGTTGACTTGCCACCAGATGCAGGACCAGCTACAAGCACCTTCTTGGCAAAATGACGGCGATATACACGATTAATTAAGTTCCAGTAGCGCAAAGGGTCACTCCGAATCATAGTAGCTGAAATTGGATTCTTTGTTCGTGGGATGACTTGCTCTTTCCAGCTAGGAAGATATTCTTCCATCTTTTCTTTATAGTCAGGTTCTCCTGAGTAATTCGTGATAGTGGCCTCTGAGTAGTTAATAACTGCTTTCTTAACAATTGACTCCAACTTCTTAGCCCAAGGCGTCCAGCCATCAGGATAATGTGGAATATTATCTTCATTAAGCATGGCCACAACAACATTAGGCTCATCTGCAAAGGCTTCACGCAAGTAACGGAACCGGCGATACAATGGAAGCCCTACTTTATCACCCCGATCACCGGCATAACCACTTACCACTAAAACAACCCCATCATTTTCTGCTAATGCTTTATAAAGATTCTGGGTGTGAATAGCATGAAAGGGTGCAAATGTCCCAAAGTATACACCAATGCGTTTACCATTAATCCGGTTCTTTGTCATTAGTTCTTTCATTTTTCGTCTCTTACCTCTTCCTTTTTAAACATGTCATTATCTATTCCACACTGCTTTGAGTGGCTTTAATATCTTTCATGAGCTGTTCTCCTTTCAAAAAATGACCTTATAGTTAAGTTACCACAAGGTCATTCAAATGTCAATATTTAATTTTCTTTATACCAACAATATGCCCCATAAAAAGCGTTAACTAGCATAATAATTTGAAGTACAAACATACTCATGGCAGCCACGCCACCGGATACGAATTGAACATACCAGATATAGACATTAATTGCATCTAGTAAAATCCACACTACCCACTGGGACCTATAGCTAAATGTCATTAATACTTGCCCGGCAATTCCCAAGGGTAAAAGGGTGGCATCTAACCAGATTTGATTACCATTAACACTATGGCTAACATACACAATAATAAAGTAGCCGATAACAAGTCCAGCTGTTACTAATCCGCCAAGCCAAAGAGGAATCTTTTTACTTTCCGCCTTCTCCTCCTTGGCCACATTCATGGATCGGTACCATACATAGATACCCACAAACTGCATAACTGTATAAAAAACCTGTGAGAAAATATCACCAATTAACCTGTTATGTAAGCTAACAATCAGCCACGCAATACTGCCTACTGTTCCCCACATATAGTTAGTAAGCTTACCTTTATCAACAAGGATAAGACTCATCCCTGTTGCCACACTGGTAATGCCCCCTAGCCAACCTAGCCATGAATAGTCTTTGCCAAAATAAAATGATAGGATAGAGGCCCCCACCATAAAGGCCATTAAAATATATTCCTTACCATTAAATTCTGTTAGCTCCTTCCAGTTCCGCTTAGGAGAAAAAGCTTGTTTAACGCCTGTTATTAATTCTTGCATTATTAATTCCTCTCTTTTCTATCCTAGCTTTCTAAAACAATCTGGCACAGCCCATGGAATAAAGACGGCTTTTCCCTCAATAGGAATAAAAATTTTAATGTCCTTAAAATCTTGGTAGTGTTTAATTTGTCCAACGGTTCCTTTACTAATCGTAGACATGTGTCCTAAATCGTTGTAGGGAGCAATGCTGGCTTTATAATCCTCTGTAAGTTCGCATAGGCCGTCTTCAGGGTCGTTTAGCTTAATCAGTTTATCAAGGTACCAACGAGCTTTCTCTAGGTCCTCCTTACGCTTGCCCTTATAAGGAAAACGAGATAAATACTTAATAACAGTTCCAAGCATAAAGGACTCATCTCCTGAGATTCCCTCCATATTTGCAAACATGTTAATAACATCTATTGCTTCAATTGGTTTACCGTTCAATTTAAGTCCCTTATTGTAATGATCTGGATGATTCACCATTTCTGCCATTAATTACACATCTCCTTCAGTGAGTTACTTCCCAGTAATAAAAATAGTGTCTTTAGGTAACTCATATTCTTCTGCAAAATCACTATCAATACTAACTTGTAACTCTAAATCATAGCTAGGAATTATCAAAGCACTGCATAATGGCTCATTATAAATAGCAACTTCCTGATCACCATCAAAATTTTGCAACAGCTTAATTAAGTCTTTAGCCTTCATTTATAACTACCTCTTAAATAAACAAGTGAATTGCATACATCATAAACCAGCAGAATAAAGCGCTACTAGTACCATTCATTATCTGGTACCAAGTAATATCTTTATCACCTATATCCCTTGGTTTCATAATTAAATAGTTAAACCAGATAGAAATACCCATAGTTACAATTAAACGTAACTTAGGTAAGCTAAATGTAGGTACAATAAAGGTATTCCAACCATACATAATTACGGCAGCGTCTAATAGTAAGATAGGAATAACCAATATAATACTCCATAGGCCACTTACCTTTGCTTTCTTAAGATCTAAGTCTTTTAAATCAATTCGTAACATTATTTCCCTCCTATAAGATGTCTCCATCTACTAGAAGCATTATGGGTGCCTTAGCGTCCAAATCTTCTTTAACCTCTTCATAGGTGAGACTATCCCCGTCTTCTGTTTTTGCAGAAGAAATACGATACAGTGCTTCTTCCCGGCTTAGCTCTTTAAATTGTTCGGGGTCATCATTATCCCCATACATTTCACGGTACAGTTTAAGAGCTTCCTTATTGTTGTTAGCAACGATTAAGCTATAGAAAGGTTCTTCTGTTCCGTAATATTTCATTTTTCTTCCTCCAATTTCATGATTTCTCCTGTCCCCTCAACGCGCCAGACACCTAGCACCCATGCACGGGCGAAAGTGTCAACGCTATCTTTGACGTCACTGAACCAGAACCAATCTTGCACGCTTTCCCATTGAGTGCCATCCAATAAAAATGACGTACCCTCATCAAGCGCCTGAACCAAATCTCCACGATCATGCTTACGCATTATCAGGTATTTCCCAATTAATTCTGGAATCACCGGCAGATCATCTGGAAACGCGGCGTCATATCTGGCACGCCATTGTTCTGAACCGTGTGACATGTCAGCCATTAATGCGTTGAACACGTCTTGCTTCGTCTCATTGCTCATAGCACACACCTCCAGCCGGTAGTTTCGAACATTGCATAGGAATCATCAGCGTTCTTCTTTTTTAAGTAATTAAGTTGAAGAACTGCTCGCTCACGGTTGAAGTAGATAGGCGATACACGGTGTGCATTTCCAAAATCAGACACCTTGGCCACGAAGTAACAAGCTCTCCCACCGCTTTTTAGGTTCACTTCTTGTTTATTCATCGTCAGTTACCTCTTTATTCGCATTATTGTTTGCAATTCGTTCAATATCGGCTTCTGTTACACCAACGCCAAAGCATTTTGCTGTTTCAAAGTTATTTTCATTTGTGATCACCGGCTGTTTGAAATAAGCCAGCATTTCAGTATTTGAGATATACGATACCGCCGATAGATTTAGCAACTTCCCGCTGTCTAGCTTAATCAGCATCGTCAGTCACCTCTTCTTTTTCGCAGTCTTGCAAGCCGTAATGCTCGATCTCTGATTCGGTGAACTTTCCACGAAGTACTTTATCCGCTGGGCAAATAGTCAACAAATCTGTATCGCCAGACTTGTAATACCAAGCCTCTTTGGTATGTGGCACCTTGACGTTGTACTTCTTCTCCTTTTCCACGGTGTAGCCGTTGACGTAAGCATTCATCAGTAACTCTTCTAAGCCATTAGAATTATCACAATGGTCAGTAATATACTTTGCTGGCCACGCAACATCATGTGTCTCCTTAATGACTTTGGCTTGTTCCTTGGTTAGGACTACCTTTTCAGGCTCCTCAACGAGCGTGACAACGTGGCCACCATTTGTATTTCTTTCTGCCCATCCAGTTGCTTCATCACGATCAGAAAACATGGTAAATATAAATCCTGCGCCGTTTTTCTTATCGGGGTAAAACGCACCACTGCCATCTGACCACTCGCCATCATCGTTCTTAACTGCGTACATTTTTTCTTCACTCATTTTTCTTCCTCTTTCCCTGTTTAGTTCTCTAACAGAGTATCATGTAACCTTGTAAAAGTCAATAGCTAATTATTCTTACTTTCTAGTAGCTTAGATAAGCATTCTTTATATTCTTTTCCATATTTGCTAATGAATTTTCCTGCATCTACCTTAGACATCGACCAAACTTCATCTGCTGAGGGCAACTGATGATCCCCACCAATAACTTCATCATAATCTGCCAAAGCTTGCCTAATTGTTAGCATAAATCGTAATTGCTTATCTGTTGCTTTTTCCATTTTACTTTCCACCTTTAATTTCTGATAGTTGTGCTTCCCTATAAAACTTAGTAATCATCTGCTTGTCCTGTCTACTAAAAGGCGTAATTATCTTAGCTATATGCCTAACAGAGAAGTATTCGCCACTAAGATTTATTGCAATAATACCGCCCAGTGAAACAAGATTGCCATTGGGCTGTTTATATAGATTGCCAGTGCCTATAACTTGTCTCTTATTTGCTGCGCGAAATTGTTCATAAGAAAAGGCAACTTCATAGCTTTTTTCATTATTAATATCATGAAAGCTAGTAGCTCCATCTGGTTCTTTGTCAACCAATAGCTTTAGTGTAATACTATCAAGATTGCCTTTTTTAAAATGAAAAATAGGATCTTCAATATATCTAAGCAGATATAATCCATCCTTTAAGGGAATTACTTCGCCAAGATTCAGCGTAGTTGGTTCACTTACCCCTACTTGGAAGTACTTTTTGATAACCTTCATATTAGTCCCCTAAGTTAAACCCTATATTTTTGTGGTTAATAGCTACTTTAATAGAATAGCTACTTGCATTAGCTTTTAACTTTAGATTCCCATTAGCCTTAATCTTAGCTAGGGCAAGCTTAATAATATCCTTGTCCTGCTTCCAAAAATCAATTGGGTTGTAATGCTTATTGAAACTAATCAATGATAAACAGTTGTCAGTAGTTGTATTATAGT